GAGGCTGTAGATTCCGTCAGTCTCGGATGCAGACGCCACGCGGCACGGCTTCCAGATGTCGCTACCGGCGCGGGCAAAGTCCACCTTGACGCCCTCCGGTTTCCCTTTTCCGGGCCAGTCGGCAACGTTCATTTTCACGCTGGCCACCAGCGCGCTGTACTGGCCCTCTTCCGTGTCAGTCTGCACCGACTGGAAAGACCCGCACAGGCACCGCTCCACGATGTCGCGCCCGATACGCAGACGAGCCCGCGCTTCCGCAAGCGCCGCGTACTGTGCCTCAAACACTCTGGAGCCGATGCCCATGCGGTTTCCCAGCAAACTCTATTCCGACTTCATCGGCGCGATGAGCAGCGCGGAAACGCTGTTGGTATCCTCGCCGGATTGCAGAACAACCGCCCGCACGTAGGGTTTCAGCCTCGCCATGTCGATGCTCACAGTCTGCACCGCCGTGGTGGCCGGGCCGACTTGCGAGAAGGTCGCGGCCGTGCCGGCGGTGTTCGTCACCGTGTACCAGGTTCCTGTCGTGGCCGACGCATGGGCGATGGTCACGGTGCAGGTTGCGGCGGCGATGTACGGACTCATCTGGACGGCCAGGGTCGCGTTGCCCTTGTATGCAGCTACGCTGACGGCAGTGCCGGTCGTGGACAGAGAAGCCGTTGGCGAAAGAATCTCCACGTACTTCATCTGGTTGGCGTCGGACTGGCCGAACGCCGCCTGCGCGACGATGACCGCCAGCGCGAAAATCAGAATCTTTTTCATTTTGTTGTTTCTCCTTATGCGGCCCCGACCGGAATCAACCGGCCGGGGCCATCATTGGTTGGTTGACTAGGCCGTGACGGCCGTGTTATAGGCCAGCTTCGCGCCCTGTCGCACCATGACGTCGTAGTCAAGCAGCGCGCGCAGGGTGATTCCGCCGGACGCAAACAACTTCGCGTTGTCGCTGGCGATTTCCACGCCGTTGCCCCAGAATGGGACCACGACGGTGGACCAGTCGCCGAACCACAGGCTGTTCGCGGGAACGTCCTCTGTGGTGAAGTACGGGAAGCCGATGCAGGTCTTGCTGACCGGATCGAGGACCGTGCGTGCGCCGTCCGCGCCGACGAGCGTCGCGGCCAGCTTCGCCCAAACTTTTGCGGTCATGATGAACTTCTGCCCGTCGGCCTCGGCGTTGTCCGCCATGATGTTGCCGGGGAAGTTCAGGATTTCGGCGTAGGTAGGATTGCCAGCGCTGCTGATGCTAGGGTTATTAATGCCCGTCGCGTTCGTGATCGCGCTGGGCTGGCCGTCCGAACCGGACCCGGCGAACACCGCGATCTGGACGCCGCGCATTAGGCGTTCCTCGATCTCGGTGCGAACCAGCGCCTCGATGGCGGGTGTGCTCTGCTCCAGCATACGGCGGGTCACGTCAACCAGCGCACCGATGGTATGCGGTGATCCGGTGACATTCGCCAGCGTCGGATTGCTTTCGGTGATGTCCGAACCCTCGGCGACGTGGTAGGCCGTCGCGCCGGCGCTCATCTTCGGGATCGACAAGTTGCCGACCACGCCGGGCATGAAGGTCACGCCCGCCTGCCCGATAACGTACTTCGTCCGCAACAGGTCGATGAAGTTCGCGCTGTCGAGGTAGGTCGCCACGGTCGCACTCGACGTTCCGCTCACGGACAAGTCGCGTTGCGAAAGGGCCGAGAAGGGGATGATGACGCCCTTCGGGGTCTTGCCGCGTTGGCGCCCGAGTTCCTGCGAGATTTCCATCTCGAAGCCAACGTCGGACTTTTCGCCGGCGAGGTTGCGGAGGACGTTCATTACGCTGTACTTGCGGTCCTTTCCGATGACAACGGCGGGAGCCTCAATGTCGGCCTTGGTGGCTTGGGCGGCTTCCGGCTTGCGGGCCTTCAGCGCCTCGACCTCCTTGCGGAGCGCCTCGGCGTCCTTCTTGGCGATCTCGGCGTCCTTCGCCTGCTTCTCGACGATCATCGCGTCCAGCTCGGCGCGGCCCTTGCCGTCGTCGATCAGCTCCTGCACCTTGTCGGCTTCGATGCCGAACTTGGCGGCGCGGGCGAACAGGCCCGCCATTTCTTTAGGTTCCATTTTCTTAGTCTCCTTGCCGGATTGTCCGGCGATTTGTTTATTTACTTCTGCCTCGGCACGGCCCACGCCGACGCCCGGATCGGCCGGAACCGGAACGAAACTCGCCTCGTAGGGCATCCAGGACATGGCCCGAACCACCGGGATTCCATCCTGCTCGCCCTCGAGACGGTAGCTGTCGGCGTCCACCCGGTATCCCACGGATGTGTTTCGCCGCAGTTTCCGCACCGCGTCCTGCCTGATCTCCTGCGCCCTCGCGCCCGTGCAAAATTCAACCAGCCCGCCCAACTTGCGGTCGGCCAGTTCCACGCTCAGCAGCCCGATCTGGTCCCCGCCGTGCGTGTCCAAAATCACAAGCCCGTCCTTGCAGCGGCTCATGTCCACGCTGCCGGGCGCGTGGTCGAGAATCTCGTATGCCCGCTGCATCTCTCCGTTGAAATAGATGTAGGACAGAACGGGCGCTTCGCTCGAAACGCTCATGCGGACGCTCTGCTCATCGCCCTCTCCACGCACCTCGAACGCCGCCTCGCGGTATCTGATGGCTCGGGCGTCGATGGCCTGCACAGGCTCACTACTTTTCTTCGTCGTCTGGTTTTTCTTGCTCATTCGTCACCTTCGTCGGTTGCTTCGGTTCGGCAAGAATTCCGCCTGCCAGCTCCTTCTCGCGCTTCAGTTCCTCGATGTTGTCGTCGAAGTCCGTCCCCATATCGGCGGCCACCTGCGCATTCGTCTTCCACCCCCGCAAGACGGCAGTCTCCGCAGCGTTCATGTCCTTCATGGGGTCAACCCACATCCAGCGCCGTCCGCGAAACTCATGCTCCGCGAACTTCGGAAACTTCTCCGCCGGATAGTTGCCGCTGACGGCGAGTCCCAAAAACGACTTGAGCCACATGAGGAAAACCGGCGATTTGTTCTGTGCGATGAATTTGTTTTGAAGCTGCGTCCACATGTCTCGTTCGGATATGGTCCCGACGCGAACGGATGAAAACGAAACGCCCGCCCAGTCGTTGCTGAAATTGGAGTATTCGACGCCAAACCCGCTCGCCACGTCGCGCAGCATTGACGCCTTGAACGCTGTCAACTCTCGGTTCGGATGCTGCGGCGTGTTGACCTTTGAATCCCATCCGGGCGGCAGGACTTCCGATTGCCCCGGCTCTTTGTCGGCAACCAGGCTGTTCGCAACCTCGGAGTATTCCTCCGTCGTCAAGTCCGCAATCCCGTCGGGATCGTCTCCGTGGGCGAAGTAGGTCCGCACGCTGCAAGCCTCGTCGCGCGCGGCCGTGATTTCCGCCTTATCGTACTCTTCGAGCATTTTCAGCTTGACGAGCACGGCGTGGCCCCAAGGAATCCCGCGCGTCTGGTCTTCGTCCTCCGGCATGAACCCGTGGATCACCTTCGCGGCCGGAACGCGCAGCAGCGGCCCGCCCCTCCCGTAGTAGCCGCTCTTCGGGTCCGTCGAGTGGAAATAGTAGGCCACCGTCGCGCCGGTGCGGCGATCCAGTTCAACGCCGCAATAGACTGGATTCTCCTTCGCCGTGGCCTCGCGGAAATAGGTTTCGTCGCAGGCGTCCGGCCGGACGATGCGGAAGGAGATGCCGTAGGGATTGTCGGCCACTTGCGGAAGCATGAAGTACTCGCCGTCCCGCGCCTCCGTCTTGGCGTTTAGCGCGTCCATTTCGGCGAGCGTCTTGCGCCCGGTGGCGTCGCACCACGTCAGGTTCGTCTCCGGGTCGCGCCACGTCGACCAGCGCCAGAAATGGTACTCGATGAAACGAGAAGCAAGCGCGTCAAGCCGGAAATCCTTTGCGCCCGGGAACCCGTCGTGCGGCGTGGACTTGAAGCCAAACCCGTCGCCGACGACGTTTATGGAGATGAGCTGCAACCAACGCTTGAAGTGCGGGTTGTTCTTCGCCATTTCCCGCGAACGGCCGCGAATCGTGGCAAGCTGTCCGCGTATTTCCTGCGCGCTGAATCCGCCGTCGAGCCGCCACCCGGCCAGAAGACGGTCGGTCTGCGCCGCCGCGAACGAGCGGACGGCGACGTGCTTCGATTTCGATGAAGAGATGGGCTTGGCTACAGCGGCTTTCCCGGCCCGCGTGCTTTTTGTTTTGCTGGTGGTGACCTTGGCCGTCATGTGAACCTAGCCCGGATAATGGATGGCTTGCGGTTGCCGGTTTCCCGCGCAACCATGCGGACGCAAAACGCGCGGAGCTTCAGAAGCTCGGAGATGTCTCGGTAGTTGACGCTCATCCCCTCGATGCTCATGCTCCGCTGGTCGCTCGTGCCCCAAGTGGCGATGGCCGCGTCCACGCTTTCGAGCACCGTCGCCCACTTGGATGCCAGCAGCGGCGAGGCCGAGACGACGATGACGCCGGAATCGACGGCGACCACCTGCGCGACGGATTCGCCGACGGTCTGGGTGGCGATGGCGTCGAACCGGATGCTCCCGGCCGGCAGGGTCAGCGTCTGCGCGGATGTCAGCGCCAAGACCCACGCCCCATCCGTCCCTCCCGTGCAAGCCTGCGAAAACGGCGTAGGCGCGGAGAAGCGATACGTGACCGCCCACCCATCCGCCGCCGGATAGTCCGCCATCGTCGCCGTCTCGGAGATGGTCTCCCCGGCCACAAGTTCCTTCGGCAGGATATTCTGTTGCGTAGTCATTCTAAAATTCGACAACCGGGAAAACAAAAAGCGGACCTCGTTGGTGTTGGTCCAACAAGGTCCGCTGAAATGTCCTTGGGTAAGATGCCGCTGGCCGGCGACACTTCCCGTTTGTCTATGGTGCTATCTTCTCACGATTTGAAAGGCGGTCAATATGCCGCGCTCGAATAGATTGCAGATTGTGCAATCTTTATTTTCCGGCGATTTCGGCATCCTGGTACTCACGAACTCCGTCCGCGTGCGTGCAAAGCGCCTCGACTTCGCGCGCCGTCATGTCGCGGCCGGCCGTGAGCTTTTTCCCGCACTTGCAGCACACCCGGTATTCTAGAATCTTCTTGTTCGCCGGATCTACGTGCCGACCGCTGTCTTGCCTGGTCGAATGTCCGCAGGCCGGACACACGATGGGCATCGGTGCCGGGATGTAGTGGCGGAACACATAGGGGCGAACCGGGTCTCTGTTCCCCACCACCGGCTCCCGCGTCGTCACCTCCTCACCGCCGCGGCCTCCCGATGACGGCCCGGTGCCTGGGCCTATCGGCGCCATTCGCCGCGCCGCCTCCCACCCCTCCCGCTCCTTCTCTTCCGCCCTGCTTCTCTTCCGACTTGCCATGTTCGTCTCCTTGTTTCGGTTCTCCGGCAACCACCCGGCGCCCGCCGACAATGGCCGCTACTCTGCGTTTTGTCTTCACTTCCGCCATCCCTCCACTGCTCAACCCCTCTAGTGCCTCCCCAACCCAC